GTAACGCTCACACTAAGCATCTTCATATTTCTATCAACCCTGATAAGGCTAATGACACTAGCCCTTGGTTCTGGTGGATGAATCAACCTAAGATTGTGAATCAGGTTATGGCTAAACTACAGCCACAACCAAAAAAGAAAACAGCATCACAGCCTGTCTGTACCTGCTGTAAGGTTCACAATATAAAACGAAAGGCAATCTAAATGGAAGCACTAAAGCAAGTATCGCTGACCTGGTTCCGTGCTGCGGCATCTGCTGCAATCGCACTCTATCTAGCGGGCGAGACTAACTTTAAGACTCTCGGAATGGCAGCCCTCGCAGGGTTCCTCGGACCAGTTCTTAAGTGGCTTGACCCATCTGCTAAGGAATACGGCAGAGGCGCAGAGTAGACCTTTAAACGCCGTATAAGGCGATTTAAGACCATAAGACCCCCGACCTAAGGTAATCACCTTGGGAAGGGGGTTCTTTTTCTTTTTGTCGGCGTGTCGGTTTGGGAAAAACTTTGACATCGTGTGTATAATTTATATATAATAGATAATATATATAGGGGCGAAGCCCCTTATATAATATATATTATAATATATATAACTAAATATTACATAACCCCGATATGTTGAGTACTCTCCTGTCCTCCATAAAGGGGTTATGTATCTAACTGACAGGAGACAACTATGATTCAATTGCAGGGCTATGAATTGCCAGCCCATATATCTTACTCGGCATTCACCACATACCTGACTTGTGGATATCAGTATTATCTAGGTCGATTACTACAGATACCTGAAGAGCCAAGCATCTGGTCTGCGGGTGGTCGTGCATTCCACGCAGCAACTGAGGAATGGGATTTAGCAAATGACTAATGAATTATGGGCAAAGGCTTGGGCAAAAGAAACCAAGGACATTGACTTAACTTTAGCCCGCATTGCGGGTAGGTCTACCAAGGCTAATCCGAATAAGGAAGATGCAATTTGGTGGAACGAGCAAGGGCCACAGTGGGTGGAGGACTACATCTCTTGGCGTAAGAGCAATAAGAATTGGAAGATTTGGAAAACCCCTCAAGGGGCTAAAGCAATCGAAATAGAACTCAATCCCATCATCGCAGACGTGCCTGTGAAGATGGTGATTGACCGTGTCTTTGAGGTTGACGGTGAACTTATTATCGTTGACCTTAAGACATCAGCGCGTAGACCAACATCTGACCTACAACTTGGCTTCTACAAAGTCGGGCTAGAGATGATGCTTGGCGTAAAAGTCAATCAAGGAAACTACTGGATGTCCAGAGACTCTGGGACAGGAGAGATGATTGACCTAAGTAGATATACCGTAGATATGCTCGAATATTTAGTGTCGGGCTTTGATAAGGCTCGCAAGGCTGGTATATTTCTTCCTAACCTATCCAGTTGTAGTTTCTGTGGATTCACAGAACACTGCACATTTACGAAAGAGAATAAATGAACAACGACGATTGGAAGATTCAAGTCTCCATCAAATCATCAGCATCTAAGGATGCAGATATGATTAACGTTCGCGCTAATACTGCTGACGAACTCAGTGTATTACTAGAGGGCGTATCTAATTACTCAACACAAATAGCAGCAACTGCTAAGATGGTTCAGGCAGCGTACACAACACTCCCTTTAGTGACGCCGCCTTCAATTCCCGCCACGCAGCCACCAGTCTCCTCCGTACCAGACCAGGCGCAGCAAGCAGGCCCTACTTGTATTCACGGACCTAGAGTGTGGAAGAGCGGTATAAGCAAAGCGTCAGGAAAGCCATATGCATTTTGGTCTTGCTCACAACCAATGGGCGCGACTCAATGCAAACCAGTTAGTTAATAACCTATAAGAATTGAAACCACTTGCTGTTCGGGGAAGGTGGTAAGTGGTTTCAACTTAAGACAGGAGCAAGATGAAAACATTAGCAAGGTCAGTTGGTAGAAGTGATATAGGCGGGGAGCCTTTGCCCTCTGTCTTTAAAGCATTTGAAACTAATAAGATTATATTTCGTAGGGCAGAAGTATCAATGATGGCGGGAACGCCAGGTGTAGGTAAGTCAACACTAGCCCTAGGTTTAGCACTTAAGATGAAAGTTCCATCTCTTTACATCTCAGCAGATACCAATGCACATACTATGGCTATGCGCCTAGCCTCAATGATTAGTGGTAAGAATCAAACTGACGTTGAGTATCTATTACAAAATGACTTAGGTTGGACTAGGGCTACCCTTGCTAAAGGTAGTCATATCGTATGGTCATTTGAATCTAGCCCTAGCCTTGTCGATATTGATGAAGAGGTTCAGGCATTTGAAGAACTATGGGGTTGTCCTCCTGTGGCTATCTTTGTAGATAACCTGATGGATGTAGCCACTGATGGTGGCGAAGAGTTCGCTTCTATGAGAGCGATTATGAAGGAGTTGAAGTACCTTGCTAGAGCGACTAACGCTGCGATTATCGTACTACATCATACATCGGAGGCTGTGGAAGGCAAACCGTGCCAGCCAAGGTCTGCTCTCCAAGGAAAGGTTGCTCAACTCCCAGCGCTTATCTGCACTCTCGGCGTTGTCGGAACTGCAATGGCTGTTGCGCCTGTCAAAAACCGCTACGGTAGGGCAGATGCAAATGCAAATCTTAACGCGTGGTTAGCATTTAACCCTGAGTATATGTATATTGAAGACATCCCCGAGAACGCATAGGAGTGATTATGGATGAACAGAAACTGCGTGAAGAGATAGCGAAAGAAATTGAAGACTATCTCAGAAACAATATAGATATTCAACCTTGGGTTGATGTAAGAAACTTTAAGTTTTGCGCTAGGATTGTCAGAGGAGAATTAAAAAATGGATGATGACTATTTAGAAATACACGCCAAGGAAATAGCACAGTCTGAATATCACAGACATCTCGCTAAGTGTATACAGAAGATTGAAGAGGCTAAGCCTGCAATCAAAGATGACTATACTCAAGGTGTCCAAGATGGACTAGGCTGGGCTATACGGATACTAGAAAAGGATAAAAGTGCTTACTAAATCAATTAACAAAAGACTAACTAATCGCTTATGGCTTAATGCAGGGCTTTCTTTCAACAGAATTTCTTTAGGTATTTCTTTGCATCGTAACTTTATTGATATAGATTTAATCTTTATCTATATTGGACTTGAATTTTACTATGGCAAATCCTAATGGTCGCAAGGGTGCTCAGTTTGAAACCGATGTAATGAAATGGTTCAGGGCTATGGGTGCTGTATGCGAACGACTTACTAAGACTGGAGCCAAAGATGAGGGCGACCTTGTCGCTATTGTTGCTGGTAAAACATACATCTTAGAACTTAAGAACCGAAAGAAAATTGATTTACCTGCCTTCTGGGACGAGGCTCAGGTAGAAACAAAGAACTATGCGAAGGCTCGCGGTCTTAAGACAGAACCACCTGCCTTCGTTATAGTTAAACGGCGCAACGCAGGCATAGAGAAGGCTTGGGTCATACAGGATTTGGAACAATGGCTAGACGAGAGGAAGTAAATGACCTACCTAGCATCGCGGAAATACTCCGTCACTATGGAGCAAGTCTTCGAGCAACCCACGGGCAAGTTAATCTCCGTTGCCCTTTCCACTCAGACACTCACCAAAGTGGCACAGCCAACCTCGACAAAAATATATTCATCTGTTTTGCCTGCGGAGTGCAGGGAAATAGTTTACAAATCATAGCCAGACAGGAGAATGTGAACATCAATGAAGCAAAGCGCATTGCAGAAGGAATTACTGGGGCGAGCAGCGGACAGATACGCGGCAAACATTTATCAGGCGGAAGATTACCTCAAAAGCAGAGGCATTCCAATGGAGACAGCACGGCTGGCGCGATTAGGCGTAGTCGTAGAGGCTGAAGTTGGACACGAAGCATACCAAGGAAGGCTGAGTATCCCTTATGTTACTAAGACTGGCGTTGTGGATTTACGGTTTCGTTCGCTCAATCCTGCAGTGGAGCCGAAGTATATGGGACTCACTGGCGCTGATACTAAAATGTATAATGTTTTTGACATTGAGCGGGCAGGTGATTTTATTGGTGTATGTGAAGGCGAGTTGGATACTCTTACTATGTCTTCCTGTGTCGGTATTCCTTGTATTGGTGTTCCAGGCGCGAATAGTTGGAAGAAACATTACACGAGACTCCTTGCCGATTTCGAGCGAGTCTATGTCTTTGCTGACGGGGACCAACCAGGAAAAGAATTTGCTACCAGCCTCGCCCGAGAACTACCAGTTACTATCGTCCAATTCCCAGACGGAGAAGATGTTAACTCGTTCTATATTTTAAACGGGGCGGAAGCAATTAGACAGAAGATACATTGATGAATGAGGAAGACCTATATTGTGACGGATGTGGGGAGCATTTCGACAACTCTTTTGAAATGGTAGACCACCACCTAGAGGATGGAGATGAGTTCGACCCAGCGATAGTCCTGCCCAATGGGGTCAGGCTCCTCGTTGGTAGCCTACTTAGGTTTATCTATGAACACGCAGACCAACCAGAACAAATCAGACAAATAACACAATCCACATATGTTACACTTTACGCTGCTGAATCTAATAGTGAAATCTTGGATGAAATTATCGAAGAAGTTGTGGTTGGGTCTGAAATGTTGAAGTTTGATTCAAGTCTTAAGACACTACTAGATGAAAGCAAACCCGATGAAACTGACGAAAGCGGAGCGTGAGGAAGTATGGCAGATTACAGAGCATCTAACAGGGATGGGTTATCAGATTACGCAATTAAAATCAGAGAAGGGGAATCTTCTTCTAACAATAACAATCCCCCTGCTTTCGTCCAAAATGTAGAAGAGACTTTCAATGAACTCAAAATATTATTATTACAAAAACACTTTGATTACGGTCCGAAGAACATTAGCGAATCACCAGGTGGACCTATCAATGGACTGCGAGTTCGTATGTGGGACAAACTTGCCCGCATTAACAACCTCGTTGATAAAGGAATCTATAATCCACAATACGAATCGCTCGAAGACTCTTTCAAAGACTTGGCTAACTACGCCATCATCGGTCTTTTAGTCTTAAGACAGCAATGGGAAAGCGAGAAGTGAAGAACTCTTCATTTGATTTAGATTTTTCTTACGGCAGGGTAGGCGAAACGCTGGTAGATGAACTACTTACTGGCGGTAAGACTGTCGAAGTAAAGCGAGATAGACGATGGCACGAGACCAACAATGTTTATATCGAAGTTAGATGTTGGTATAACAACTCTCAGTCTTGGGAGCCATCAGGTTTATCTGTCAGTGAGGCATTTTACTGGGCCTTTGTCTTAGAAAGTTCTGTATTTATAATCCCAACTGAAGTCTTAAGAAGTGCTGTATCAAAGTATGGAAGAGAAATAACCTGTGAGATACCACCTAATAAATCCACGGGCTATCTAATTAGGATAGAAGATTTACTATCCGAAACAAAAGAACATAGGAGTTTATGAGAGAGCCCGAACTATTCGAGTGGCTGAAGGATAATCTATATCCTGACCTATCTCGTTCCGAGTCTGAGTTTGATGGCTTCGACTGTATCTCGGATGAGAAGAAACTATTTATAGAACTTAAGTCACGAAACACTCACTATGATGAATTACTTATTGAGAAATATAAGTTTGATTTTCTTGTCACTGAGGCGGGTAAGTTATCTTACGCACCTTGTTATGTGAATTACACCCCGCAAGGGGTATATTTTTTTGACCTTGATTCCATACTTAAGAATGAATTCGATATGAAGTGGCAAGACAAATGGCTTCCCGTCACAACCGAATTCCAAAACACCAACAACCGAATGAAGAAAGTCGGTATGTTAGATATCAAATGGGGAACTAAATTACTATGAACTGGGAACGCAT